GCTCTTATTTCTCCCCGAATGATCCGATTAGATCCGCCCACAACCGAAAGCCCTAGGCCATGACCCAAAACAAACCTGAACAGCCAGACAATAAACCTATGAGCTGCTACCTATCGTTGAATTCTGCAATCGGCGTAGCAAACTGGATCGCGCCAACTGATGTTGCAGCACTTACATTAGCCCGGCGGCTAGCCATGGCATTAGATACGGCCTTTGACATGGGCGAACTCAAAGAGGCAACACCATTGGCCGCAAAGTATTTACAAGTGTTGCAGCAGTTGCACTTAACAGTTGAAACCAGAACACAAGGAAAACAGGGCGAGGAAAATGACGGGACTAACCACGTTGGAAACTATTTACGGCTACTCGAAACCAAGGATTCAAAGCAAAAGCCTAAACCTGCCAACGGCAGGGCCAGTGGTGGCCGCGCTCGCTGATGAGTTAGGTGTTCCGCTTTTACCTTGGCAAAGTTATGTCCTGGACGATGCTTTGCAAATCTTGCCCAACGGTAATTGGGCTAGGTCTCAAGTAGGTGTTTTAGTAGCCCGGCAGTGTGGAAAGACTCACATGATGCGCATGCGCATACTTGCTGGCCTGTACATCTTTGGTGAGAAAAATGCCATTGCAATGAGCCAGACTAGGCAACTATCGCTAGACACGTTTAAACAAACAGTTGATATGGCCGAGTCTCTGGACTGGATGCGGAAAAGAATTAAGCGAGTTAGCCGGACTAATGGACAGGAGGAATTAGAAGTTTACTGCCACCACTACCCAAAAGCCTGTAGCCAAAAGTGTGAGCGCATACGCAAGTACTCAATCCGAGCAGCTACAAGTGAAGGGCCGCGTGGATCGTCAGCTGACTTGCTTTACGTTGACGAACTCCGAGAAATCGACGAGGCAACTTGGGCAGCCGTCACACCGATCACCCGAGCCAGACCCAACGCGCAAGTGTTTTGGACAAGTAACGCTGGGGACTTAACTTCGAATGTGCTAAACGAGCAACGCCGCCGGGCGCTTACTTTTACAAGCGATCGAATGGGTTACTACGAATACAGCGCACCGGCAGGCTCGGCCGTTGATGATGTAGAGGGTTGGAAACACGCTAACCCGGCATTGGGCTACACGATCAACATTCAAAACATTAAAGATGCCGCAACCTTTGACAGCCCTGATGCTTTTAAAACCGAGACATTGTGCATGTGGGTTGATGCCATTGATTCACCATGGCCAATGCAAGTCTGGAATGAATGCGAGCAAGACATTGCCCTAGAGGATGGTTTGCCCACCTGGATGGCGATGGATCTCAATTTCAATCGAGAGTTGGCCTGCCTGGTTACGTTACAGAAACGTGATAATGGCTATGGCGTATTCCTACACGAATGGAAAAAAGAGGGCGGCATAAACGATCTAGAACTAGCTGGGGAGATTGCCACACTGACACGCCGATACCGGCCGAGAGTGCTGGCCTATGATCCAAACACTGCTGGGTACATTGCCCCAAGACTTGCCCAGGCTGGCATCCCTACATCTCCGACACCTTGGAATTCTGCCAATTTCTCAATCATGTGCGACCAGGCTATGAATGCGATGCAGTCGCGCCAACTATTCCACCCGGCACAAGAGACAATGCATAGTCATTTGGTTAGTTGTGCAAGGCGGCCTGCAAGTGATGGTGGATGGCGAATTGCTAGGCGAGCGGCGCAAGTACCGATCACAGCTGCTATTGCTTTAGTTATGGCAGTGGGACATGCAACCGAGCCACAGCAAAGCGTAAGCATCATTAGCGCATAGGACAACACGCGCAACAGTCAGACAACAACGGACAAAGTTATGCAAATGTTATTTAACATGTTCTAATGAATTAATGGGATTTTTAAATTTCTTAACGGGTGCAACTGCTGCAAAGCCACAGATAGAGGCTAGGGCAGGGATCGCAATACCCTTTTACCAAGATGCCTATTTCACACCTTTTAACACTTTCCGAGTTGATCGCTCAAGCGCAATGCAAGTGCCAGCAGTGGCACGCGCTCGCAACATCATTGCAGGCACAATTGGCACACTTGGCCTTAATGCCTACAACGATGTGACTTACGCCAAGATTGAGGGTCGATCACTACTAAAGCAACCTGACCCAGCATTGCCGTTGGCAGTAACAATGACTTGGACTGTTGAGGATCTACTATTCCATGGCCGCGCATTTTGGCAAGTTTTAGCAGTTAGTCCAGAGGATGGCAGGCCAACACAGGCACGCCGCATTGAGCCAACTCGGGTAACTTTTACGACTGATCTAAATACTCAAGAGATTGTTAATGGCTTTTACATTGAGGGCGGCCTATGCCCAATTAGTGGTGTGGGATCACTAATCATGTTTAGCGGCATTGATGAGGGCATTCTCAACCGAGGCGGCCGGACAATCTCCACAGCTTTAAAACTTGAGGAAGCCGTCCAGCGCATGGCCAGTGAGCCTAATCCAACAATGGTTATTAAGAATTCAGGCGTGGATCTGCCACCAGAGCAAGTCTCAAGCCTGCTGGCGCAATGGAAACAAGCACGCGCCACACGCTCAACGGCTTACCTATCTGGCCCATTGGATGTGACTACCTTTGGCTACGATGCAGGACAAATGCAGCTGACTGAGTCCAGGCTAAACACAGCCAGCGAAATTGCCAGAATGTGCAACATTCCTGCCTGGTACATCAATGCCGAGTCAGCCAGCGCAACTTATTCAAACGTAAGCCAAGAGCGCCGCAGCCTTGTGGACTTTAGCCTTAAGCCATTTATGGCGTGCATTGAGGAAAGACTTTCAATGAATGATCTAACCCCAAGAGGCCAAGAAGTCCGATTTGATCTTGATGATTACTTGCGTGGCAATCCACTGGAGGAAATACAAGTTTTGACAGCAATGATTGATGCCGGCCTAATCAGTGTTGATGAAGCCCGAGCAGAAATGGATTTAGCACCGAGAGGAAACCCTAATGCAGCTTAATTTTGATGGACAGGTTATCGCAGCGAATGTGGCAACTAGGACTATTACAGGCCTTGTTGTACCTTTTGCCAAAGTTGGCAACACGTCAGCAGGCCCAGTGCGATTTAACTTTGGCGCTTTTGGCGAGATAGACCCAAGCCAAATAGTGCTTAACAGTGAGCATGATCGCACACGCCCAATAGGTCGTGGCATTGGCGATTCATTAGAAGTCAGCCCGGCAGGCATTTCAATGGCCTTTAAGATCGCGCCAACTAACGCTGGCAATGATGCGTTGGTAGAAGCCGCCGAGGGTTTGCGCCCGGCATTTAGCATTGAGGCCAAAGTCAATGAATACACAATCGAAAAGGGCGTAATGGTTGTAGCCTCAGCCAATCTTGAAGCCGTAGCCCATGTAACTAACCCAGCATTTAAAGATGCTCAAATCCTTGAAGTAGCAGCTACCGAGGAAACCCCAGAAACCACCGAGACGGAAATTCCCGTTGAGGATGAACCACAGGAGATAACAGTGGACGAAGTAACAACACCAGTTGCAGATGAAGTAACAGCAGCCGCTGTTGTTCACGCTGCTGCACCAGTGGCCTACGCGAAGCCGCGCAGTCCAATCAACAGCCAGGCAACATACCTGGAACACAGCATCAAGGCCAAAATGGGATCGCACGATTCTGCACAGTACGTTATGGCTGCCGATGATTCATTTACAACTAACCCTGCCTTTACACCAGTGCAGTACGTTAATCAGGTTATTGACACCACAATTGGCTCACGCCCAGCGATTGATGCAATTGGCTCACGCGCCATTACTGCATCAGGCATGGTCATAAGCCATCCAAAGATCACAACTGCTGGCACAGTTGCAGACACCGATGAGGGCGCTGCACCATCAGAGACCGGCATTGTGTCCAGTTATGTAAACATCGATGTAAACAAGTTTGCAGGTATGCAGCGTTATTCTGTCGAGATTCTAGAACGGTCAAGTCCGGATTTCTTCCAGGCAATGGTCGATAATATGACGAGGGCCTACAACAAGGCAACCGATGCAGCAGTAATTGCAGCTCTAACTGCTGGAGGTACTGCCGCAGCAACAACAGCAGCAACCAGCGCTGGCATCATCTCTTATGTATCAACCGAAGCACCAGCCGCTTACTCAGCAACTGGTGAACTTGCAACGGCATACATTGCTGGCACTGGCCAATGGTCATTGCTAATGGGTGCAGTTGATTCAACTGGCCGTCCAATTTACAACGCATACAACCCAATGAACAATGCTGGAGTTGCTGGCCCACAAAGCCTTCGCGGCAATGTACTTGGCTTGGATCTATACGTTGATGCCAACGCAGTAGCAACAAACATTGATGAGTCAGCATTTATTGTTGTGCCATCAGCGGTTGCAATCTACGAAAGCCCAATCCTAAGAATGTCCACCAACGTGGTCACCTCGGGCGAAATCGAAACCATGCTATACGGCTATTTGGCCGTTAAAGTCTTGGTTGCCGGTGGAGTCCGCCGCTTTAACCTGACCTAGTCAGCGTTAGTTAAGAGTGTGGGGGATGCGGCCCTGTGTCCCCCACACACCAACATAGAAAAGGATTGAACAATGGCGCTGATAGTGCTTGCTGAACTCAAGAGTGTTTTGGGTATTGGCGATATCTACGCTGATGCAATTGTGCAAGAATGCGCCGATGCAGCTGAAAATGTCCTTTTAAGTTATTTAATTTTTGACGATGTAGCGATTAAAGGCGTATCTCTGACAAGCAACGTAGCAAGATTTTATTGCTATGAAAACACTTTCGTGGTTGGTCAAGCCTTAACTGTTAGCAAGTGTGGCGCACCTTTTGACGGATCGCGCACAGTGAGCAAGGTTGGCTATGACGAGTATGGGGTCACATATTTTGAAGCTGCAATCACTAACGCAGACATAACCAAGCGCATGGTAATACCTAACGGCCGAGCCGTACTGACTAGCCAGGCATCCTTGTATGACTCGGGTTACCCAGAAGCCAAAGAGGCAGCCATGGCAATCGCCTGTGACATTTGGATCACTCGCACAGGCACATTAGGCCAGTCAGGCGTGGACTTTCAAAGCCCAGCGCCATATCGTTTAGGTCGTTCAATGCTGACCAGAGTTTCAGGCTTACTAGGCAAGCACCTGGATACTAGAGGCTATCTTGGCTAATTTAGTTACAACCCGTAACGCGATCGCCACATCACTAGCAGCTGCCGGGCGCGTAGTTTTGGCTTACCCTGCCGAGAACATCACGCCACCAGCATTAGTGCTAGTGCCTGGCTCACCATACTTAACCCCACAAGTTATTGGCGGCGCTAATAATCGCGTCAATCTTAAATTTGATCTCACTGCCATAGTCAATGCAGCTGACAACCAAGCGGCACTGGCAAACATCGAAAGCCTAATGCTGGCAGTTTTCACAGCGTTACCAGCAGGAGTCACAATCGGCTCATGGTCACAACCCACAGTCACGCAGGTCGGAAATGCCGAAATGCTTATCAGTCAAGTCAGTATTGAACTGGCGACCACTACAAGTTAGGAAAATACAATGGCAACAACAGCAATCACTGGTCGGTCGCTTACTTTGACGATCGGCGCAAAGACTTATGCAGATCAGTCTGCATCGGTAACTTTAAACATAACCAACAACCAACAAGTGCTAGAAACTTTAGCAGCTCGTGCTTACAAGACAGTGGACTACTCAGGCACATTAGATATTGAAATGTACGCCGATTGGGGAGTTACTGGCGGCCTATGCGCTCAGTTGTGGGATGCTGCAAAGTCAGCACCTGACACTGCTTTGACATTTACCTTTGTGGCTGGCTCAACACCATTTAGCACAATTACTGGAAAAGTATTTCCGGCATATCCAGCACAAGGTGGCGCGGCCACTGACGTACTTAGTACTTCTGTGTCATTGGTTATTGACACATCCCAAGCAATTACACGCACATAACAAAGAGAACAGGGCAATCATTATGAAATACGAGATAACAAAAAAACAGGGCGATACTTACATAGTGAGTGATGACTCGGCTTGGTTATGGATCAGACTCGAAAGAGATTTGGGACATACCCTAACTCAAGCACAAGAAAAAATGGGCTTGGGTAGTCTCGAAGTTATTACTTATATTTTGTATCTTGCCAGCGTAGATGCTGGAAAAACAGAATATAAAACACATCAAGGATGGGTTGAAAATGAATTTGATACTTTTGATGTGGTGAGTGATGACCCAAAAGACATCAAAAAGGCAGCATCCAAAGACACTTAATTGGCTTGGCGGTTTACACTGGCATACCTTTAAGTGACTTGCAACAGTGGTCGCTTACGGATATCGAAACGGCTTACGAGCTGATAGCGGAAAGGAATGGACATGGCTAGCCAAAAAATTACCATCAAACCTGATCTTTCTGACTATCGCGGACTTTTGAAAGCAATTTCCCAGATGGATAAAGACTCACAGACAGCCCTTAAGGGCGATGTGCAATCTATCAGTGCATGGACAGCCGGGGGCATGGCTAAAGCCGCTTATGGTGCGCCTATGTCCAAGCAAGCGGTAATTGTGGCAGGCAGTATCAAATCCAATAAAGACCGAGTCCCAAATATATCTATTGGTGGATCAAAAGGTCGAGCATCAGGTGGCGCAAATGCCGGTCAACTCTTATTTGGTAATGAGTTTGGAGTAGATCGCAATCGCAAAGGGTCTAGAGGATCATTTCCAAACGGCGGTTTTAAATTTCCAGATCGCTCACCAAGTCAAGGTCGAGGAAATGCAGGATATTGGATTTTTCCAACTCTTAAGGAAATGCAGCCAGAAATCCGTAAACGGTGGCTTGATGCAGTTATAAAAGTCATGGACAACTGGGCGAGGACTTCTTAATGTCTGATACACGCACACTAAAACTAGCTTTACTCGCAGATGTAAATAAATTTACATCAGGCATGCGTGAAGCGGACAATTCAGCAAAAGGATTGGCCGACAATGTAGATGCCCACAGCAAGAGAATGTCAGCCGCTTTTGTCGCGGCTGGCGCAGCTGTTGGATACTTTGCACTCAAAATAGGCGTTGAATCTGTTAAGGCAGCAGCCGAGGATGAAGCTAGCCAAACAAAATTGGCCACAGCTCTTAAAAATGTCACTGGCGCAACTGATGACCAAATCGCCGCTACAGAAAAATACATTGAAAAGCAACAAAGAGCCACAGGCATAAATGACACTGACGCTCGGACGGGTCTTGCTCGCCTTGTTCGATCCACAAAAGATATAACGGAAGCGCAAAAGTTATTTAATTTAGCCTTAGACATATCTGCCGGTACTGGTAAGGATTTAACACTTGTTACTGAGGCATTAGCCAAAGCCAATGACGGTAACTTAAAAGGTCTTAAAAAACTTGGCATCACTTTGGGTGACAGTGCCGCAAACATGGTTGAGTTTAATAAAGAGCAAAGCAAACTCACTGGCTTAAATCAAGATTTACAATATGCACTTGAAAATTCTGGTGTTGCCAGTAAGGAATATCAAAAGGCATTAGAAAAGGTATCAGACCAACAAGCCATTGTAAACGGCGTACAAGCGCAAGGCATTGACTATGTTGGCGAATTAACTAAAGAATTTGGCGGATCTGCCGCCGCAGCTGCTGCAACTTTTGAGGGCAAATTAAAAATCTTAAATACGTCAATAGGCGAATTGAAAGAGGGACTGGGCGCAAAACTCATACCGGTATTAGTTACGGTTTTAGATAAAATCAATGAAGTTGGCATGGGTTTTGCTGGCGATAATTCAAACAGCCTAAGCCAAAGGGCCATTGAACTGGGAGCAAGTGTCGGTGACCAAGGCGCATATAGTTTGGGTGCATCATTGTCAGTGCTTGCAACTTCATTGAGTGAATTATTTGCAGAAATTACCAGCGACAATGCTAAAGAATCACCATCAGTTTTACAATCTTTGGCCAATGGCATTAACGGAATTGCTAGCGCTATTGACAAACTGCAAACTGCCTATGCCGCGGCTAGTAATGCGTTGCAATTTATAGGCCGAGCAGAAACAAAAGTGCAAGATTTTCTTGGAATACCACAGTCAATGCGCGGACCATTGGCGCGCAAAGCCATAGGTGGCCCAGTATCTAACACCAATTCTTATTTAGTTGGCGAGCGTGGCCCTGAAATGTTTACTCCTAATGTGGGTGGTCGTATCACACCCAATGGCGGCGGCGGCCAAACTATCATCAACATAAATGGCGTTATTGATGCCGAATCGGCCAGACGATCAATCGAGAAGCTGCTACAAAACAGCGCAAGGCGCACTGGCCCTATTAACTTAATTGGCGCATCACTGTGACGGCTTACACGCCATATCCAAAAGTATTTATTGCAGGCACGCAGTACTCAGATACGGCGCTCAGCAGTATTGGCATAAATCTTGGGCGGCGTGACATTTACGAGCAGGCACAGCCTGGCATAGGCAATGTGCAGTTGTGGTCAAGTGCTGACACCTTATTGCCTGTGAATCTCTCTGATGAAGTTGAAGTCCAGATCGCAGACTCCACAGGCACATATCGCACTATTTATGTAGGCATAATCTCGGACATTGACATCACACTTGATGGCTACGGCAATGTTGGATCAATAGCCAGGTACAACATCACAGCAGTTGGCCCGTTGGCGCTACTCAATAAGCACACAACTGGGGCAGTTAATTACGCCAAAGAATTTGATGGCACAAGAATTTTGAACATTCTTTCCGATGCATTCTTGCAAGACTGGACTGAAGTTGTGCCAACTTTGACTTGGGCTGCAGTTAGCAACATTGCAACTTGGCAAAACTGGGACGGCACAAACATCACGCTAGTAAACAATTTAATTGCTGACATTGATACTCCTGGCACGTACGAATTAGCGGCCTATACCGATGGCTTAACCAATGCCCTAGAACTTGCCCAATCGGCAGCTCAATCTGGCCGAGGTTTCCTGTATGAAGCACCCGATGGCTCAATTCATTATGACTCATACGGCGCTAGGGCGGCTTATGTGCCATTGACACTAACCGAGAATGATTTGCTAGCAGGTGGCTTGCGACAAGCCGCGCAATGGTCAGAGATTGTCAATGATGTAACTGTCACGACTTACAACGGCACTGAGGCCTTTGCAGCTGATTACACAAGCCAGCAATCCTACGGACAATTGGCAGGCAGTCGCGCAACGACTTTGCACAACTCAGCCGATGCCGATATCCAGGCATTAGCATTCCTAGAGTCTCGGGCATTTCCAAGGACATACCCGGAGGAATTGACCATACCCCTGCATAGCCCGACTGTCAGCAATGCCACACGCGATGCCCTCATGCTCATGAGCGTTGGCTCGGCCATCTACACGCAAGACTTGCCAACAGTATTTGGCACAGTTTTTGATGGATTTGTCGAGGGCATGAAGTGGAATTTGACCAGGTACACAGCTGACCTGACCTTAGTTTGCTCGGCATTGTCCGAGACATACCCACACAAAGTATGGTTGCAGATCGCACCTACCGTTACATGGGCAAGTTATACTCCAAGTACAGAGGAATGGATGGATCTCTAATGGCAGGCACTACCACTTATTACGGGGTTAGTTACCCAACTAATACCGATTATGTTAAAGATGGCGCATCAGCCATTCAAACTGTGGCGACTGGGTTTGATAGCGCGGTAGCGATACCGACTTACAACGCACAGACCGGCACAACTTACACTTTTGCCCTAACTGACGTTGGCAAGACGGTAACAGCCAGCAACGCAAGCGCATCAACCTACACAATCCCACCAACTGCATCAGTGGCTTGGCCAACCAATGCAACTTTGTACGTTATTAACCTTGGCGCTGGTGTTGTGACTTTTGCAGCTGGTGCAGGCGTAACCGTAACTAATACGACTCAAACACTGGCGCAATACCAGTCGGCTCGTTTGGTTCGTACAGCTTTAAACGCTTGGACAGTGACACCAGATAGTGGACAAACCAGCGGCGGTTTAACTTTAATTAAAAGCCAGACAATTGGATCAGCGGTTTCAAGCGTAAACGTCACGGACGCATTTAGCACAACATACGACAATTACAGAATTATTGTAAACGGCGGTGTGGCTAGTGTTGGGCAATACCTAACCTTAAAAATTGGATCCGCAACTACTGCCTATTACGGCGCAAGGTTTGTGATGGATTTTACCGCCAACACTTCGGCAAATTTGGCTAACAATAATTTATCAACTTTTCAATATGCTGGATTTGGAACAACGGGAAATCTTCATTTTAATTTAGACGTGTATCAACCTTTTGCTTCAAAGACGACCCAAGTAACAGGTTTATATAGTGCTATGTCCGATAATTTTGGAGCCGTTTTTACAGGCTATTTAAACAATACAAATTCATATACAGATTTCACTATTGGTGCTACTGGTGCGGGAACTTTAACAGGTGGCACTATTTACGTCTATGGATACAACAAGTAGGGAATATGGCAACCACAACAGCAAAACCACTAATTCAAATTGATGACGAAATACGCCCAATGAATGACGATGAATTGAAAGTTTACAAAGCACAACAGGCAGAAAACGCAAAGGGAGAAGCCGAGGCCGCAGCTAAAGTGGCAGCGCGTGAGAGCGCACTGGCCAAACTAGCCAAACTTGGTTTAACAGCTGAGGAAGTGGCCGCGCTATGAGTCAATTTTTAAAATGGTTTGCCAAGTCACCATTGGCAGCCTTTTGTCGAGTTTTAGGTGCTGGCGTATTGGGTTGGGTTTTGATGAACTCGGGCGATCTACACTTGCACCCGGCACTGGCATTGTCTTTGGCATCATCCCTGCCAATACTTATTGCCTGGCTTAATCCAGCAGATACGCGCTACGGCAAAAACAGCAAATAATGCCATCGCCAATTAGAGGCCAGTTACCAAGCGTGCCCTATCGCAAGTTGGGGCGTAGATGGTCTAAGGGTTACCACACTGGCCTGGACTACGCAGTGCCAACGGGTACTGATGTACTTGCAATTGCTGATGGCGTAATCGTCAATGCAAATTGGGGTCGCAGTTATGGTGTGCAATTAGTTTCGGCTATCAATGGCGGTTGGATCATCTATGCACACCTATCAGCCACACTTGTGAAGCCTGGAGACACTATAAAAACTGGCCAAGTCATTGCAAAATCTGGGAATACTGGCACAAACACAACTGGGGCACATTTACACGTAGAACTTAGGAATAACATTCGCTGGAGTGCAGGCGATGACATGGACTTAAGCCCACTAATTGGCATTAAGCCAGCAAAACTTGCAACTAAAGCCAAGGCCAAAGTAGTTGCTCCAGTCATTAAGAAAAAACAATGATCCTAATTGAGGTTGGCCAAGCAGCTGCCTCACTTATAGCAGTGGCTACCTTGTTTGGCATGTTTATCAAGTGGGCAGTAGTTAAGCCAATTAAGTTATACATAGACACAGCAACGGCTCAAATAGCTCCTAACGCCAATGGCGGCCGTAGTCTTAACGATCTAGTGGACAAGGTAGATCTGTTAAAAGACATGGTTGAAAGCCATATTTACCATCACGACACACGCCAATAATCCCTTGACGTGTGTCCGCTTTTGTCCTACTCTGACCATAAGGAGATCACATGACGGAGAAGTATCTAACAGCCAAGCAAGTGGCACAACAGTTGCAGGTATCTGAGCGCACGCTACGTAGGTGGGAACAGACCGGGCAACTAAAGCCAAAGCGCATTGGCGGCGTTAAACGCTTTAAAGCAAGCGATCTAGAAAAATAACAAACAAAGGACAGGGCAAAATGTTTTTTAACGGATTTACACTGATGCTATGCATTTTTAGTTTTGCAGTTGGCATGTGGACAGGCATTAGAGCTGAGCAGGCTCACCAGCAACAACTCCGAGATCGTTGGCTTAATGGCGAGACCATCGAGGAACAGATGGCGCGTGAGGGTTGGTCGCTATGAGTTTTGATTTAGAGGGTTACACGACGGTACAAGAGCGATTAACAATGTTTTACGCAATGTACCCAACTGGCTCAATTCAATTTGAGTTTATGGGCGTATTGCCAGGCAATCCACAGATGATGTGGGGCATGGCCAAGGCCTACCGAACACCCGAGGACACGCGTCCGGGCATTGGCACAGCTGCCGAATTGTTCGAAGGCAAAACTCCCTATTCAAAGGGCTCAGAGATCCAAAACCTTGAGACCAGTTGCTGGGGCAGGGCAGTTGGATCATTAGGCATTGGACTATCCAAAGGCATTGCAAGCAAGCAAGAGGTGCAAGCGGCTAAAGATCGTCAAGCACCGGGGCCAAAGATAACGCCACCAATGCAGGATGACCCATGGGCTTTGGGGCTTTCGGAAATACCAATAAACGGCACAGTCGCAATTGCCCCAGAATGCCAGCATGGGCAAATGACACGCAAGACTGGCCTAAAGAAAAATGGCGATCCTTATGGCGGCTGGGTGTGTGGCTCGGGTGGCATAGGCGATAAGTGTGAGCCAATTTGGGATCGCTCATGAGTGGAAACCCTTTACACAGCGATGCGTGCAAGTGTGAGTGTGACCAGTTGGCAAGACACTTAACTGAAATTGTTGCATTAATGAAATCAAACATCGGTAGTCCTGCGTTATGGATTATGTCATTAGAGGATGTGCTAGACGGTGATGATTATGTCTGAGGATCTCATATGCGAGCATGGCGCGACATCACCTAGATTCTGTGCGTTGTGCAGACACGCAGCCATAACAGCAATGGTTGAGGGAATTACATTAGCCAAGGAATCACAACTTAACTGGCACAACGAGGCCGTAATCTGCATTAGGAACTTTGCACGCACTGGAAAACCTTTTACAGCTGAGGATGTAGTGGCAGAGATAGGCGCACCCAGTGGATCAGGCAAGGTTATTGGCGCGGCATTTAACACAGTGGCTAGATCCAACATGATTTGGCGATGTGGAGAGCGACCGGCAGACCGTAAGTCAAGCCATCGCAGAATGCTTGCAGTGTGGCGAGGCGGCCAAGTGACTGAGCAGACAAGGCTATGGAATGACTGAAACAAGCATCATGCGCTGCACCTGTGGCGCTTGGTATTACATTGGCAAGCCTTGTGGCTTTTGTGAGAGGTGGCAACAACGTGGATAACGAACAGGATTTCTTAGCAATCATCAGGAGTCTTACAACAGCAATGCAAGCAATGGTAGATGCGATGCAGTATCAACAGAATGCAGTGCAGTTGATTGAGGACAGAGTTACGGGGCTTGAAAATGAGCGATGAGGTCTGGCAAAGCATTGAGCGTAAGATTCAAGGCCACCGAGCAGCTGCTCAACACCTGCCTACATCATGCCCAGAATGCGCCAACATACTTGAGCCAGTTGATCTAGGCGTGGACATTGATACCAACGAGCGACTTTGGGTTACGCACTGTTGTGGCGTGTGGGAGAAGTACCTGGAAAAGATAAGCGAGCAACAACTGCCATGAGTCCATGCAAAAATTGTGGCGCATTACTGTATTGGCAGACTGATTGGGCTTACGAGGTACACAGCCGAGTTGAGTATTACGAGGGTTGCCAGGGGCTAGTCATTGATCGTTATACGCATGAGATACACATGGCTGACTTGATGCCGGTCAAGCCCAAATGGGTAACGCCGAGGCACATATGCCCTAATTATGATTATGTGTTGCAACGAGCTGATCCAAAAGTTTTTGATAAGGAAATGGCAACACTGTTTTAAAAAAGAAGCGACACGCCACTAAGCCAAGAAACATAGTGACGTGCCGCCATGACTGTGTTACAGTCTCAAGCACCCACGCTCAACTAAGTCAATAGTATAACTGACGGCCGACTAATCAATCGGCTAAACCTCCGTTTGATGGAGTACTACTGGCATGGAGATAAACCATGCAAAACCCTACAAATACAACACAGGGTGAGGCTTATGAGCAGCTGCCAAAACGAATTGCCTGGCAGTGATAGACCAATGCAGTAAGCCACATGGCGCAATTGTCGAGAGACCCATGATCCAACCGCTTCCACATACGGTGTGAATGGCTGCACTAATGCCATTCCCTGCCCACTAGCCAAACCGGTGTGAATCTGTCAATGGTTGCTTTAAAGTCTTACAATCGAATCATGGCCGAATATGTACAAGTTAAACATTCTGAGTTACTTGACTACATTGCACACGTTGAACACTTAAGCAAGGATCACACGCAACTACAAGAAAAGGTTAAGGATGCAAATGAACTGGCCAGCATTATTGAGAAAACCTACAAAACAAGATTGGATCAGCTGATGGATTTAGTATTGGAGTTGCACCCGTCTAATTACCAATACCAACGTGGATTGATACACGCTTACAACGTATTGGCTGGCCATCTTGAGTAGAGCGCATAGTCAGGGAACAACCACCGAATGGCGTAACCTACGGGCTGCCTGCTTTCGGGTATGGGGTAGGGGTTGCTTGATGTGTGGAGACCGGGCAACTGAGGTGGATCACATCATTGAACTAGCCAGGGGTGGAACTAACACCATCGACAATGTCCAACCATTGTGCAAATTGTGTCACAAGCACAAGACATCACAGTTTAATAGCACACGTCAGAGAGACACAGAGCAACGTACAGCGGTTTTTTCTATACAAGTGCCACCCACAGACTCCCTTGCAGTCATCTCTCCCCGAATGGCCAGATTTGACCCACCAACGGCAGGAGAGCCTAAGTCATGACCTTAAAAGAAACCGAAGTACCCAAGGTACAACCGATAGGATGCTACCTATCGTTGGAATCAGCGCTTGCAGCTGCTAAATGGATTGACCCCAGCGACATGGCCGCGGTCACTCTCGCCCGGCGGATCGCCCTGTCATTGGATACAGCCTTTGACATGGGTGCTGACCTAAAAGACATAACAGCATTAAGTGGTAGATTCTTAAATGTCTTACAGCAGTTGCACCTGACTACTGAAACGCGAACTGCCAGCAAAAAGACAGATGAGAATGATGGGACGGAGTATGTCGGTGATTTCCTACGGCTCGTCCAAGCCAAGAATCCAAAGTCCACCCCTAAAACTGCCAACAGCAGGAAAGTTAGTAAGCCAGCTAGCGGATGAGTTAGGTGTCCCTTTACTGCCATGGCAAAAGCATGTGCTGGATGATGCGCTCAAAGTAAACAAAGATGGATCATGGGCAAGATCCCAAGTAGGTGTGTTAGTGGCTCGCCAGAATGGCAAGACCCACATGATGCGAATGCGTATCCTTGCAGGCCTTTATGTCTTTGGTGAGAAAAACATTATTACCATGTCACAATCCAGACAACTCTCACTTGATACTTTCAAACAGACTGTAGACATGGCAGAAAGCCTTGACTGGATGCGTAAGCGGATCAAGCGCGTATCCAGGACTAACGGGCAAGAGG